ATGTAATAGATTATATGATAAGTAGAAATAGATCAGTGGCTTATGAGAAGAGCAAGATAAAACCAATGCGTGATGATCTTATGGTACAGCAACAGGTAGATAGTAGGTGGCAACATATGGTAGCTGTTATATGTTTGAATCAAACTAGTCGTAAGATAGTTAAAAAGATACTACCAAGATTTTTCAGGAGGTTTCCTGATGAACATTCGCTGTTACGTGCAGATGTAGATACTATCGCTGATATGTTAAGAGACCTTGGTATGAAATATGTAAGATCAAGAAGATTGATAAGAATGTCAGAAGATTACTTGACATGGGATGGCAAAGATGCTAAGCAATTATTTGGTATTGGTAAATATGGTAGTGATAGTTATGAGATATTTTATAAGAATAATATACCAGATAATGTACAAGATAAGGAACTCAAAAGATATATAAGGGAGGAACTATGAGAGAGTATACATTTGTAAGAGGTGATGGAGATAAAAAAATTATTGAAGCTAGAAGTTTAAAGAAAGCCATAATAAAATATGGTGGCAAACCTATTGATAATGATAAGTTTGTCCACATAAATTGGCAAAGCAAAAAAGGTAATTCATCTTATAAAATATTAGAAGTACCATACGTAACTAGAAAAGAGAGAAAAGGTAAACTATGATTAGATTTATAGAAGTTACACAAGAAGATATAAATAATGGAGTGCCAAGTGATTGTAATAAATGTGCGATTGCTTTAGCATTAAAAAGAGAATATAAAACAGATGATGTTGAAGTTTCTGTTCCAGAGGATTATGTTTCCCTATGTATTGGTAAGAATGAACTTAATTTAAGATATGATATGGATAGTAAAGTATTAGAGTTTATAGATTTATTTGATAATTATGGAGATGATAATGTAGCTGAACCATTTACATTAGAGGTAGTTGAACAGGTAAGCACATAATGTATTATTGGACACCTAAAAGAATCAAAGAACTAAAAGAAAAAGGTTATAGATTACATTTCGTGAGAAATGATTTGACAAATACTAAAAAGTGTGATAAGGAAAATACAAATGAAAAAATACAAAATAAGAATAGCAGGACTAGGAATAGAGGCAGTAGCGATAATACCATTTGATGTAGATCCAACCACAGAGCAGGTAGAGATTAAGACAGCAGAATATTTAGATCACAATCTTATGAAGATTGAGAAGAATGATTTCTACACTACAGATAGATATTTCTTAACATACGAGGAATTAAGTTATTGAATTATAAACAACAGTTACAAGTTATAAAAGGTTTATCACTTTCAAAAGATATACAGACAAGAATGGATTGCCCATTCTGTAAAAATAAAAATACATTATCAATAGATACTACAGATAGTAAATTATATTGGTTTTGTTTTCATGCAACCTGTAAAGCAAGAGGTAAAAGTATAGGAGATAAGGATATGAATTATGTAGAGAAAGTATTTTTTGGTAATAAAGATTTACATGTAGAGGATAAAGACTTTACAATACCAGATAGTTTTCAATCAATATATTCTAATGATAAAGCCATGCACTGGTTAAATAAAAATAATTGTTGGGAGTCATGGTCTTGGGGCAGAGCAGATTTTAAATATGATGTAAGACAAGATAGAGTTGTGTTCCTAGTTAAGAATAGATTAAATCACAGGATAGTCGGTGCTGTAGGTAGAGCATTAAATAAGAATGAGTTTCCAAAATGGTTTATGTATGGTAGTAAAGATGTACCATTTAAATGTGGTGATTGTGAGGATGCTGTTATTGTAGAGGATTGCCCATCTGCATGTGCAGTATCTAATGTATTAACTGGTATTGCAATAATGGGTACTAGTTTAAAATCATCACACCTCGAACATCTAAAACCTTATAAAAATTTATACGTATGTTTAGATAGAGATGCAACATCTAAATCATATGATATGGCAAAAGATTTAAGATCATCTGGTTTCGATAATGTAATTGTTAAACCTTTAGAGGATGACTTAAAATACTATAACACAGAACAAATAAGGAGGATGTTTTATGGACTTGAAAATGATGCAAGAGATTCTTGATAATTGGAATAGTTGGAAGTATGATATAATAGATTGTAATACTTCCACTTGGAATCAAAGAGATCAAAGCCAATTAGATAGGATAACTGTTATATTAGAAGAACAATTAGCATGGCAGAAAGCGAAAGACAGAAGATGATAGAGAAATTATATAGATTAAGTATAACTTTATGTGATAAAGTTTTTATTTGTAATAATATAAATGATCAAGATATTATAATTAAAGAATTTGATTATTGGGATCAAGCTAATAATTGGATTAATAATAATTTTAAAAAAATAGGAGAAGGCTGTAATTATAATTATTATTATAATACAAAAAAAATTAAGGAGTGTACATGATAGAAAAACAAATGATTAGGCTTATGCTTAATAAAAATTTTTATACACAGAATAAAAGTATATTATCTCCTACAGTTTTTGGTGGTGATATTAACTCTTTATATGAGACAGTTCAGAAAGCACATGAGGAGTATGATGATGATATAAAAGTTGATGATCTTTATTCTCTACATACTGTTAGATTTAATCCTGCACTTACACGTGCTGCGAAAGAAAAGTTTAGTGAATTAGTAGAAGATATAAAAGAAGTTCAAGAGCCTAATAAAGAAGTAGCTAAAGATATATTAAGAATATTATCTGATAGAGATCTAGCACAAAGAATAGGTATAGAGGCAACAGAGATATTTAATGGTAAGGAAGCTAACTTTGCAGAGATAGTTAGTATGATTGATAAACATAAGACTAACATCACAGAGGATAAAGCACCCGCAGTTACGAAAGAGATATCTGAAGTAATAGATCTTTTAAATGTTACAACTAGATGGAAATTTAATATACCAGTATTAAAAACTAATGTTGGTGGTATTGGTGGTGGTAATCTTATGATAGCATTTGCTAGACCAGAGACAGGTAAGACAGCTTTCTGGGTTAGTTTATGTGCAGCACCAGATGGATTTTGTGCACAGGGTGCAAAGGTACATGCATTTATTAATGAGGAACCTGCAATAAGAACTCAGATAAGAGCAATATCAGCTTACACAGGTATGACTAGGGATGAGATATTAGAAAATAAATCATCTGCACAGATAAAATGGAGTGGTATAAAAGACAATCTATTTATGTTTGATACAGTTGACTGGTCTATGGATGATATAGATGCACATTGTGAGAAGAACAAACCAGATATAATTGTTATAGATCAGTTAGATAAGATTAATGTTAAAGGAACTTATGCAAGAACAGATGAGAAACTAAGACAGATATATACAAGTGTTAGAGAAATAGCTAAACGTAGAAATTGTGCAGTGATTGCAATATCACAGGCTTCAGCTGATGCACATAATAGAAATAGTATATCATTTGACCAGATGGAAAACTCTAAAACTGGTAAGGCTGCTGAGGCTGATCTTATTATTGGTATAGGTAGGAATGCTAATACAGATGCAGAGAATAAAATAAGAACATTATGTATTAGTAAAAATAAAATAAATGGTTATCATGGTGAACCTGTGTGTACCATTAGAAGGAGTATAAGTAGGTACGAGGTATGATAACAACAGTAGACGTAGAAACATCTTGGCAAAGAAATGATAATGGTGGTTATGATCCATCACCTTTTCATGAGAATAATATATTAGTTAGTGTGGGATTACATGCAGATGTACCAACTCATACCAGATTTGGATCACAAGAAAAATTAGAATATTTTTTTACTAATCATAGTGAGAGGGTAGATAAAGGTTGCTTTCACAAAATACAGAAGTATCTAGATATGACAACTCTATTAGTTGGGCATAATATTAAATTTGATTTGATGTGGTTATTAGAAGCTGGATTTAAATATAATGGTAGAGTTTATGATACTATGTTGGGTGAGTATATACTTAATAGAGGTATAAGAAAAAGTCTAACACTAGAGATGTCCTGTCGTAGAAGAAAGATAGGATCTAAGGATAGTAGTATAAAAGAATATATGGATAGGGGCATATCATTCGAGAATATTCCTGCACATGTTGTAGAGGAGTATGGTAAGATAGATGTACAGATAACTAGAAGATTATTTGATTCTCAGATGGCAGACTTTAGATTGGATAAGAATAAAGATATGTTGATGACAGCTAAGATGATGAATGAGTTTCTTGTTGTTCTATGCGATATGGAAAGAAATGGTATCAATATAAATTTAGAGGATCTAAGTAATGTTGAGAGAGAATATAGAGCAGAGTTTGCATATCTAAAACAGAAGATAGATAGGATAGTATATAAACAGATGGGTGATACTAAGATTAATTTATCTAGTCCAGAACAATTATCTTGGTTAATTTATTCTGTTAAACCTAAAGATAAAAAAGAATGGTGTAAGATATTTAATATCGGTATAGATAAAAGCACAGGTAAGAATAAAAGAAGACCTAACTATTCTAGAGTTCAGTTTAGAAACCTAGTAGATAATAATGTAGAAAAGATTTATAGGACAGTTGCACAGCAGTGTGTTACTTGTAAAGGTAAGGGTGTAATAAAAAGAATAAAGAAAGATGGTAGCCCATATAAAAATTATACTAAATGTTCTGATTGTGATGGTGATGGATATGTATATACGGAGATGGCAAAGTATGCAGGTTTTAGACAGAGACCTAGAAGTGTATATGATGTTGCTGAGTCTGGATTTAGAACTGATAAGATTACTTTAAGTAAGATAGCATCAGAGGCAGAAGGAGAGTTCAAAGAATTTATAGATGCAATAGTTAGGCATAATGCAGTAGATACTTATTTAAATACTTTTGTAGAAGGTTTAAAAAATTTTACAAATGAAAAAGGTTTTTTACATCCTAAGTTTATGCAAGCAGTTACTGCAACTGGTAGATTATCTAGCAGAGATCCTAACTTTCAAAATCAACCTAGAGGTAAAACATTTCCTATTCGTAAGGTTGTTACATCTAGATTTGACAAAGGTAGTATACTTGAGATAGACTTTGCACAGTTAGAATTTAGAACAGCAGTTTATCTAGCACAAGATAAACAAGGTATGGAAGATATAAAAAATAAAATAGATGTACACCAATACACTGCAGATATTATAGGTGTATCAAGGCAAGATGCAAAGGCACATACATTTAAACCTTTGTATGGTGGAGTAACTGGCACTGAAGATGAAAAGAGATACTACTCTAAATTTTTAGAAAAATATAAGGATATAAAAACTTGGCATGAGAAATTACAATCAGAAGCGATAAGATTTAAACAGATAAGTTTACCAACTGGTAGACAATATGCTTTTCCATACGCAGAGAGAACACCTTGGGGTGGATCTACATATGGCACACAGATAAAAAATTATCCTGTACAAGGTTTTGCTACAGCTGATATTGTTCCACTTGCTTGTATTAATATTTATAATCTTATGAAAGATAAGAAGGTAAAAAGTTTACTTGTAAACACAGTACATGATTCTATTGTGGCTGATGTTTATCCTGGAGAAGAAGATGTGATGAGTAAGATATTTAAACAGGGCACAGCAGATGTAATACCTGCACTTAAAGAGTATTACAAAATAGATTTTAATGTTCCACTTGACACAGAACTTAAAATCGGTTATGATTGGCTAAACATGAAGGAGGTACAATAATGTACATAGATAACTATAAAATATTTTCCATGGATTATACTTGGAAAAATGGTAAACAAAGTAAAAATACTATAGTAAAACAAATGCTTACATCAGATGAAAGTATACAAGATAAAGATTTTGTATCTTTAATAAATAGTTTAGATGATGCTTGGCATAAACATGAAGGTAAAACTTGCAAAATAGAAGTTACCTTTGAGCCATATAAACACGGAGAATAATATGACTAAAGAAATAGATGCACTAGATACTCTTGATGATTATTCTGATGAAGAATACTCTGCATACTTAGAGTATAAAGATCTAAAAGATAGATGTATGATAGATCCAACTACTTTATACATTGACAATGATCATGAGTTTTTTTCTGAGTGGAAATACTTTGCTGAGACAGATGGTTTAGAAATAAAAATAATAAAAGGAGAAACTAAAATATGTTAGCTAAATTATTCACATACCTATGTGGGTGTGCGACATTATGCGTTATATTTTTAATGATATATTTAACAATAAGTTTATTTTTTTATTGATTTATTTTAAAAATATGATATACAATAAATATAAAATAGGAGGACAAATATGTCTGATAATAACTTAATAAATATAAAAGGAATGTCTGATGAGCAGATAATGCAAGTAATCGGACAGGATGATGGATCTAGTATGGGTACTAATATACCTAGACTAACCATCAACAGAACACCTGAAGATGACGATGGTAATCAATTACCAGTAGGTTACTTCAGCACATACGATTCTGGTATTGGTCAAAATGTATATGGAAAACCAGTTACATTTAGACCCTTCATAAGTGCGATGCAATACATGCACTATGATGCTGACAAGGGTGAGTATGTAAATAGATCTATCATATTTAAAAGTTGGAAGGAAGAAGCTATAGATATTCTTGGTGGTACAAGATGTGGCAAGATACCTTACAAAGATAGATCAACTCTAACTCCAGAAGAGTTAGAACAACAAAGAACCATTAGATGTTATAAGTTAGTCTATGGTTTATTGTCTTTTAACAATGGTAAAACTGCACAAGGTAATGCCCATAATGTAGAAAACTTACCTGTACTTTATAGAGTAACTGGTACAGCTTTCACTCCTGTAAGTGGTGCATTAGATCAATTAAAGAAAAGAAAAAAACTTATGTTTAATTGCACTTTTACTTTAAATACTAAAAGACAAAAAAAAGGTGGTAACGTATTCTACGTTCCAGAGATAGGGGTAAATTCAGATGCTAATTTACAATTATCTGATCAAGATGTAGAAACATTAAAAGTCTTTCAAGAATCAATCGATGTTGAAAATGCTGAGATTGTAGATGCATATAATAGTGCAAAGACTAAAAAGGCAAATGGCTCTGATAAAATAGATGCAGAGATTGTAGAGGATGTATCTTCTGATTCGCCAGAAAAAGTGTTATCAACTTAATAAGGAGTTTAGTAAGGTGTGTAATAGCACCTTACTACACAAAATATGGAATTAAAAAACATAATAAAAAAAGATTTTAGGCATAGCTTTAGTTCTATTAATAAATTTAAACATAACCCCAGTGAGTGGTTAGTGCACTATGGTTTAGGTTTAAAGATAGATAGTAATAAGGCTATGGTTCGTGGTACTCTTGCAGAGTTTGGGGCATACTACAAAATTAAAAGAGGTATGCAACAAAAAGATGATGCTTATTTTGAAAAATTAATTAGGCATAAATTTAGTAAATATAGATTTTTTAATGCTGATGATGAAATAGATAATGCAATCAG